CTTTAGCTGGATCAACATACATCCATGCCTGTGTTTCTGGGTCACGAACAAAGAAACTATCACCAAATTTAAATGCATTTCGTACGATTTTAAACATACGAACAGGAAACTTGTTTAACTTACACCACTGTTGTAGGTACTTTTTAATGATTTTAATTTCAGTCGTAGTAGCTTGTTCTTTGAATTTGATTTGAAAAGGAGTACCGTTTTCTTCGTTTAGCTGTGTACAAAACTCTGCTAAAATATCAAACGCTGCGTTGACTTCACTGTCGGAATCCATTGTATCATACTGTCCATAACGCTCTAAACGGTTGGGGTGACCAGCATAAACGTCAGGAAGATAGCTAGAATAGTTTGAACGACTAGGGTTACCGCCCGAGTTTATACTCGTGCTACCACTAATGGTGCTCAGTTTACCCGATAGATTAACGGGTGTAAAGTACTTTTTCCATGACAAGATGTATTCTCCGGCTTATGGCTTATTTACCTTTATACATTAGGGGTTTTGTTTTCTTATTGAATAGAAAGTAAACCCGCCAACATTATCATAAATGTCTTGTGTATAATCCAAACCTTCTTCATGAATGTTTTTAGTATCTTGTAGTGTGCTATGAATAGCCTTCAGTGTGCTATTTTGTTGAGACATAACTTCGCGCATTTGAGCTTGATCCGAAACTTCTTTAGTAGTATCATCTTTTTTCTTTTCTTCTTCTGTAGGTATCAATCCGCCAGCAAGTTCTCCTAGCTTGCCGCCAGCAAAACCGCCTACGCCAGCACCACCTGCCGCTAGCAATGCAAGAGATAAGCCGCCGGTTTCTGGAGCCAATCCCAATGCCAATCCATATAAAAGAGTCCCTAGTACACTTGCTCCTATTAGACCACCTGTGGCTTTTCCATATTCTTGATTTGCAGTCTGCTGATTTATTTCGCCTTTATTTTTACGTTCAGTTGTATCCGATACTTGGAACAATGCACCAATGCCTGCTAATACAGTAGTTACTTTAGATAGATAGGGTAGAATATATTTTCCAAAAAATCCAGTTACCGCAGGTCCGTATTTTTCTAATGATTTTTCAATAATGCCTCCACCTCCCCCGCCTAAGGCGGCGCCTCCTACTGGAATAACATACATGGGATTAGTTATAGTACCAAGAGTTCCGAACCCTAATATACCTTTACCACCCCTAGCTAAAAGTATATCTCCCACTGTTTCTTTGAATAATAATGTGGCTTTTTGTGCTGCTATGTATCCGGTTAGACCAACTATAGCTAAACCTAACACAGATAATAATCCAGGAATCTTTGATAATCCGGTTATAACCAAAGAAAATGCAGCAGCCATATGTGTAACGATAGAAGTTACAATCTTAACAGCAGGAATCATTGCATCTAATATTACAGATCCTAAGTTTTTAAAAGATTGAGATAGACTTGCAAGATCAGCTGCTTGACTTTGTTCTCTTGTTCGTTGATTTGCAGTAACCTGATCTACAAGATTTGTCCATGCTTCTCTAGTGCTTAACTCTTTGTTTATTTGGATAGTGTTTGCTCTAGCAGAAACATTAGCAGCTTGTTGAAGCTGACCACCTTTTAACAAAGCAACCTGGAATGGCAAGGATGCGTTTTCAAAATCTTGTGCTGCTGCGTACTGCATACTAGCGCCGGCTTTAGTTTGATCGCTAACAGTCTTTGTAGTATCATGAACATTTGATACCAAATTTGTTAGCTCGTTAGTAGCACCCGGTAATGCACCTGCAAACTGCCCATGGGCCGAATCTAATACAGTACCGAATAATGATAAAGACTGAAAGTTTTCCGCCATTACTTTGCCGCCACGGGCATTTGCTTCTGCTAGACCAATAACTGCTTTATCAACGGCCTGTTGCCCTTCTGTTAAACGAAGTCTAGCAAGATAGTTTTCCCACGCAGAATTTAAAGATAGTTTTTTAAGTTCAGCTTCCTGTTCTTTTCTATTTTTTCCGGTGATTTCAGCAAGTCCATCTAGTTCCTCTAGATATAGCCCAGTGCCTTGAGTTATACCCGTAATGTTGTTTAACTCAGATTGAGTTCGACCGCCAGTCATTTGAATATAATCTAAAGCACCTTGATTTAAATCTTCAAAAGTATAACCCAAGGCCAATAAATTTCTACCTGTATCACCAGATACAAATTCTTTACTAAATGTACTAAAAGACCTTGCTCCATCACTAACAGTATCTCCCATTAAGGCTAGAGTACTGCTATTTTTGTTAATTAAATCTGTAAATTCCTGTAGTGTTAGATAAGAGTTAGCCGCAGCCATACGCATGTCGGTAAGACTTCCGCTAAAACTAACACCAGCATTAGTAATGCTTTGATAAGACTTAAAGTTATCTTCTTGAAATTTAAGTATAGTAGCAAATGCCAGTGAGACTTGTCCTATACCATAAGGTAGTTGGGACATGGCATTGAACACATCACTAAATGACCCTGCACCCGAAGTTATCGTTGAAGTAACCGATGCCAAGTTAGTAAAACTAGTGTTTACCGCTTTAGTAACTAAATCTAACTTGCTTACTGTATTTGCAGCTTCGCCGGCATTTTGAGCAGTTCCTTTTAAACTTGCATTTGCTCGAGCAATAGCATCGTCGTTAAATCCTGCCCGTGTTGCCCATCGATTTATAGAATCTAAAGTTTGTTTATTACCAGCCAGACTACTTAACAATAGTTGTTTAAGTGTAGCCTCAGTAGCTGCATTATTCAGCACTACATCTTCTACACCATCCGGTCCTGTAATCGTTCCTGTTACGTCTGCCATTGTTTTTCCAGAGTTTTCTGCGTATATAAATACTTAAAAGAAGATAACCGTTTTATCTTAAAGTTATTTATTCGGAGAAAACCGTGCCTGAAAACACCACATTTAATATTCCTGAGAATCCTTTGACCATGTTCATGCGTCAACCAAAAGTCTACATCAGACTACCTAGCAACGGAGAATATTGGCCACAAGGCAGTTTAGATCTACCCGATAACAGGCAAATCGCAGTTTATTCCATGACTGCTAAAGATGAAATCTTATTGAACATCCCCGATGCCTTAATGAATGGACAAGCAGTAGTAGACGTCATTCAAAACTGTATTCCCGCAGTTAAAAATGCATGGGCAGCACCTAGTCTAGATATCGATGCCATGTTGATTGCAATACGTATTGCTACCTATGGAGAAATGATGAAAACTCCTATTAAGTTTAATGATGATTTGGAAATGGATTATCAAATAGATTTAAGAACGGTGTTAGATTCATTGATGAACAATGTTTCCTGGACTACAGCGGTGCCCATTAATGACTCAATGACTGTGTTTGTTAAACCCTTGACCTATAAACAAATAACAAAAAGTTCAATTCAAGTGTTTGAAACACAAAAAATTATTCAGTTGGCCAACAATGATTCAGTCAGCGAGGACGATAAAGTAAAACTCTTTAAACAAAGTTTTAACAAACTCACTGATTCTACAGTAGACTCTATTGTTGATAGCATTTCTCATATAGACACAATTCAAGGTAGTGTTAGTAACCCTCAATTTATTAAAGAGTTTATTAATAATGCCGATAAAGATGTTTTCAATAAGATTCAAAAACATCTAGAAGACATGAAAGACCAAAATTCTATCAAACCCATGAAGGTACCGGTAACTCCTGAAATGCAGGAACGCGGAGTCACGGGGGATACCGTCGATATTCCTTTGGTATTTGATTCCTCGACTTTTTTCGCGTAAGGCTTTTGTATCTTGATATTCCTGAAGTCGAAAAACTCCTTAACGACCTAGACGGAAATACAAAAGCCATTAAAGAAGAACTGTTAAGAATATGTTGGTTTATGAGGGGAGGGGTAGGATATAATGAAAGTTATATGCTTTCTCCCGAAGACAGAGAGATTATCACTAAGATTATCGAAAAGAACTTAGAAACAACTAAAGAAAGCGGATTACCTTTCTTCTAATACTAGAAATGAGCTAAAGCTCATTTGTTATTTCGCTCACGCTCATAACTGATTGTATTTCTTTTAATCACGACGTGTTAAATTTCATGTAGATTGTTTCAGTCAGACGGAACCGTTTTGCAAGGTTCCGTCTCTTTGTCTTCATGTGAGTCATCACAGCCGAGACATTGGAAGTAGGTTTTAATTATTCACCGTATGCTAATGGGCTCTGACCTTTCCCAACCTACGTCGACATCGCAGAATTATCTGCTACCTTAAACTTCGTTCCTAGTGTTTAAGTTTTTATAGCCGGTGATTTCGTATGCTAACATTCATACTATAACAATGCGTCGGGCGTATGGTTCTACCCTCTGACTCACTTCCGATTTTTCAGGATACTGGAATTCCTCCAGGGGAGTGCATCATTATGTTACGTGTCCGGTTATTCCCCGGTTTTTCCACAGCGGTATTACAAACTGGCCCGCTAACCTTAGGTGCTAGATGATATATAACCTTTTGGAATCCAACAAACAAACATACTTTTTCCTTTTTTATTTTTGCAGGTATTACATACTACCTTACCTGCATGTGGTCCAGTCGGTTCGTTGATAATTTCCCAATTATGGGATTCGTGGATTCCTAGATGTTGCCTTAGTTTATTTCTTTGATCATGCCATGCTTTGTCAAATCCAGTTTTTGGATTAGTCCAGTATGTATCATTTAAAAATGCTGTATCACTTTTATTGGTTTTACTGTAATCAAACTTTGTCATGATCTTATTTTTTTAATATATGTGAGCCATGTACACGGACCGAGATTTGTCCATTATAGTAGTCTGTAGATTCAAGTACTTTGCGGTCGAATTGTTCACGGGCCTCAATGTAACTACATTCTGCTTTACTACGACAGTAGTATAATATCTCTCTGCTGAAATTTTCTTTGCCTAAATTAGCAACGTCTGCACTGAGTTCGTTGCTGGAGCCATAATATTCTTGCCAGTCGCTGTCTATTTTACTGCGAATTTTCTTTTTCTTTTTTGTGCCATTTTTTAGTTTAACAGTTTTATAAGTTGTTTTACTAAACTTTGCTAACTTCTTGCCTATATATTTTCTACCAGTGATTAAATTTGTAATCAAGTAGACAAACCCGACACAGTCATCGGGCAGGTCTTCCACGTTTTCTCCCTGGTACTTCCACATCTTTATTTTTCTTCACTGGTCCTGGTTTTTTTGGATGCAGTTTCCAATGTTCATGATCTGCTTCTAAACTGGCTTGCCATAACTCATGAGATAAATGTCTCATACGTTTATATAATCTACGCATGTTCATTACCTCTTCGTCTCTAACTCTTGCGAACTTCAGAAACGTTGCATTATAGTTATGTATATCGATAACCATTGACATATATTCTGAATACAGCTCAAGATACCGAGCCATAGCTGGTTCATTCGCCTGCGGAGTAACTGGTGTAACCATTTTCTTTTACCACTCGGAGCACGTTATTTACACGACCGACTAATTCATCCTTATGAGATATAAGGAAAATGTTCTTATTTCGTTCACGTGCCATTTTCTTCAATACTGCTAAAGCACTTTCAACCCCAGCACTATCCATACCTGCATCTACTAGTTCGTCAATAAACAATAAATTCAAACTTTGATACAATCCTTCCCAAACATCTCTAAAAGCAAAACTCATGGAAAGTATCAGTCGATTACGTTCGCCTCGACTTAAATTGTCAAAGTCTAAGTCTTGACCTAGCTGTGTAATCTCAACACTCAAATCGTTTTGAAATATCACACGGTGCGGCAATCCTAATGTATCAATATAGTTACCTAATCGTTTGTTCAAATAACTTAAATTTTGATCAATAATACGTTTACGAATAAAACTATCTTTGTTGGTTAACAGTTTTAAAAGATATTCTTGGTGATCTTTTAAACTAGTTAGTTCGTTAATCACATCCCATGTGATTTCCTGTAAAGCACTTTTCTTCAGTTCTTCAACTTGTTCAGCATAGGGATTGTTTTCATTTGCCCGTTCAGTTAGGCGTTTTTCTAAACTATCTAAGTTGTTTTTATGACCTAATGCTTCTGCTTCTGTGTCGTAAAACGTAATAGGACGCTTAGGTTGATCACCGATAGATTCCAGTTCATTTAAAACTGGAATAAGTTCGTTGCCAATCTTAACACCATATTCTAAAGATTCGTTGTAATGTTTCTGTGCTAATGCGTTCATTTCTTCATGTTTGTGATCATGAAGATCCTGTTCGCAAGCAGGGCATGTTTTATTTTGTAACTTTTCTAATTCTCGTTGATACTTGTCAGAAGCCTTTTCTGCTTGAATCAGTGCAGATTCTAATGTGGCCTTTTGTTTTTGTAGACTTGTAATCTTAGAGTTGTTATCTTCCCATACTTTCAACTGAGCATGTAAATCTAATTCTTGGTTGATATTAACAGTTGCTAGAGTCTCGATACTTTTAATCAACGAGTTTAAGTCTTGTTCTTTTTTATTTTCCCAAGCATTGCTACGAGTGATCAAACTGTCAATGCTTTTTTGAATATTTTCGTTAGCACGTTTAGTTGCTTCGATTTTAGCAGTCTCCTCAACAATTGCATCTTTAGTTTCTTTAACTGATGCCTTTAGTGACTCTGCTTTTTCACTAAGCAACGTAATGCCGAGCAGTTGTTCGATAACTTCTCGTTGATCCGCAGCCCTCATTGATAAAAAAGGTTCTGTATAAGTGTTCAATGCCAAAATGTGTTTAAACATGGTGTGTGACATTTCTAACATTTGTTCGATGGCTTTTTGTGTTTCTCGACTATCTCCCTGAGCATCGTCATCTGTTTCGTCAGTTTTTAACTGATCGTTATTAACAAACAACCTAAGCACATTTGGTTTACGCCCACGCTCAATACGATATGTATTTCCGCCTTTATCAAACTCTACAGTGACTAACATATTTTTACCGTTAATCTTATTGATCAAGTTTTCTTTCTTGATGTTTGTAAGAGCTTGACCATAGAGTGCGTAACTCAAAGCATTGATAATGGTAGTTTTACCTGTACCGTTACGTGAGCCTGTATCATCTCCTCCTAAGTCAAGGTTAGCACCTAGCACTAGAGTTAAATGTCCTTGTTCGAAATCTACGGCTTGGGTATTTTGACCCACACTCATGAAGTTCTTTACAGTTAGGTTTTTAATGTGAAAGCTCATAGTTCGTTATAAATCTTCAATAAAATGCTTTTATCCATTTGACCGTTTTCTAAATTAATCAATCCATCTGTAACAATCTGGTCAACACTTTCAAACATAGTTTCAGTGTTTTCATCAATCATTCCGTTAGAGTTACTTTTATCCTGAATCAAACTAAGTTCTCGGATATCGTAAAGGTTACTAAACTCATCTTTAATATAGTTTGCTTCTTCAAAACTAATAGGGATATCTAAGTTTACTTTTAAATGCATCTTAGATTTCATGATTGTGTCTTTCTTATCAATCATCTCACTAAGTTTGAGTACTCGATACTTAGGACAGTTATCCCAGTTAATAAATTTAGGCTCGCCGCCCCATTCCATGATCATCATGCCACGTTCATCGTCCCAGTTATCTGCAAAGTTATGGGGAAAGGCATTACCAATGTACCAAACCTTGCCTTTATTCTGTCGTTTATGGAAGTGTCCCGAAAAAATATAATCAGGACCGTCAAAGTCGTCAACTTTTAATTCACCGTGGTCGGGCATTTGTACCATAGCATTCATATAAAACAACGGCAGTTCAAAGTGTCCAAACACATATCGGCTTTTCAACTTTTTCATTTCCTTCCACTCATCCCCGACAAGCCACGGGACTAGGGTGACATCATCAAGAGTTGTTATACCCTCTACGACGGTAACTCCTGGAATATGGCGACCAAAGGCCGATGAATGAATATCACGCTTGTCTTTGTAAAACAAATCGTGGTTGCCGGGAAACCAAAAAAACTGCTCAAAGGCAGCACCTAGTTTTTCTAAACAGCGTAGACTACTATCTAATGTGAATAGGTTTAGGCTGTTTCGGTTGTGACTCCAATCGCCAAGGAAAATGCAAGTTTCACACCCTTGCTCCTTGGCGGTTGAAATAAACCAATCTACGAATTCTTCGCAATCTTGTAAATGTGTTGATGAATTGGACTTTAGACCATAGTGGATGTCGGTGAAACATGCCACTTTTTTAAATAGACCCATTATTATAGTTCTCCTATAAAAAGTATAGCGTGTACAATACTAAAGGTCAAGTAATAATGTCTTCGTTTTCTAGCTCTTCTTCGTCCGAGATATCTTCGCTCTTAGGCATACGCATATTTTTATATAGTTCTGCTTGGCGAGCAATTTCTTCGGCATACTCTTGGCTGTTTTGTCTTGTTAGACTTGGAGTCAATCCTGCTTCTTCCAACAAGTCATCGCGAATATTTTGACTCTTCTTTTCAATATTTAGAATACGAGTGAATGAATTTGTTACTGCGGCAGTATAGTAGGCAAATGGATTCTCGGATTTTGATTCATCAAACTGTAGTCCAATCTGACTTAGTTGAAGAATAGCCTGTCCTTTCATTTCATCGACATAAGTATACCCACGCCAGTTGCTACGTTGGGCATAGCGTTCGCTGAGTTTGATAAACATTTTGCCAAGATTTTCAGTAATGCGTCCGTGTTCTTTATTAAACTTACCAGTTTCGATAGGACCTTTCCAATGGCTTTTACCTACACACATTAGTTCGCCTTCGTCGTTAAACTTCCAATGTTGGAAAGGAGGAAAGTTTACTTTTTCATGACTGTCTGCACGATTTTTAACAGTCTTCTTGCGTCCCGGGGCAAGCGGGATATGATCGAATGTCATTATTCTGATTACAATATCTGTTTTTGCGATAGTTTTATAATCAGGAGTACATTCTGCTAGTTTGATTTTCTTATCGCCATCTGCTCTTGCTTGAGCAAATGCTTGTAAACCTAGTCTTTTAGCACGAGCACGTTTGGCATCTGCTATAGTTCTAATGTTTACCTTGTCGAGACTTGTTAAAATGATATCGTGTTGTTGATATTCAGGTTGCAAAAAACTTGAAAATGAACATTTACTACGATGAATTTCTGCTAATAAGTCTCTGTTGTTTAAGTATTTTACCTTTCTGCCGGTCGGCGCGATAGTTGTTGTTGTCATATTGTTATTATTTTCCTAACTTTTTTAGTTTAGCACGGAAATTGCTAGTGTCAACCGAATCTTTAAAATATTAGCACTTTATTTAAGGTTAAATAGTATATCAAGGAATAATATTTATGCCCCTTTCCGGAAACTATCAATTTGTATCTAATACACCTACAGCAGATGTAGCCAACGCCCCTGTGGTTGGTGCTTCAGACTATAATGCTAATGTATTAGCGGCTATTGCTAAAAATCCTGCAGGTACCGTTACAGCCAGTGGCGCTGCTCGACCTGCACAAAGTATTCCGGGTGCTGAAGTAGGTGTACAGTTACAAACTCCTTTAGTTACTAATGCTAATAAAAAAACTCAAGATATGAGAGTTAGAATTCAAGTACCTACATTATATCAATCAGCAGTATATACGTCTGGCGCTGGCGGCAATTTAAAATCACTGAATAGCATTATTTTTCCATACACTCCTCAAATTAGTTTTGAACACAAAGCCGATTATGCTACTGAAAACCCAATTCATAGTAACTATTCAATCAACTTTTATAAAAGCAGTTATGTAGGTGACATTAGTATTCAAGGTGTTTTCACTGTACAAAATACTACAGATGCTGTAACTTATCTTTCAACTGTGCATTTGTTAAGAGCATTGACTAAAGGTAGATTTGGTGGTAGTGATAATCTAGCTGGTAGTCCGCCGCCCATTTGTAGATTACATGCCTATGGAACTTTTATGTTAGATAGCGTTCCTATTGCTATTCAAAGTTTTAAAATAGATTTACCAAATGATGTAGATTATTTTTATTTGAACGATCCTTCATTTCTAGAAGCATCAGTTCCTACCAAATCTACTATAATTCTACAATGTAAACCTATGTACAGTAGACAGGAAATGCTTGACAATACAGTATCAGGATGGATAGGTTCTCCTGCTCAACGCCAAAAAGGATTATTATAATGGCTGTCTATAACTCATTAAGTCCGTATTATACAACAAATCAAGCGTATGGTTATTTGGATGTTATAAACTGGAGACAGATACCTTCAGAAGTAGATGATATTTTATATACCATTCCTAAAAACTATGAATTTAGACCCGATTTATTGTCTTTTGACTTATACGGTGATGTAGGTTTATGGTGGGTATTTGCTGTAAGAAATCCTCAAGTTATTCAAGATCCTGTTTTTGATATGATAGCTGGCCTACAGATTTATCTACCTAAACTAAGTTCAATTAAAGTAACTTTAGGAATATAATATGCCTAATGCAGATAATCTTTATTCACCGACTGGCTATCCTTGGCAATCAGTAACATATGGAACTCTTTCAGGCAAATCAACTGATAGTTCAGTACAACGTAAAACTTCTAATGCAGGGTGGCCTCCTACTGTAACAGGTAGCGGTGTTGGTCCTACTAAATCTAATCTAGAGGAATTAAAAGCACAACAACGAGCAACTCCTGGAGAGAATGTTTTAAACAAATATAGATCTGTATCTTATAACCTTACTTTTGCGGCTTTAAACAAATCGCAAATTAATGACCCCTCGTCATTTAATCCACAAAGACCTGGATTTATTATTGCTTCTACAAAAGGTAAGACTCAAATGGGGCCTAGTCCGACATTTAGTAATGTTCCTGCCCCTCCGTCTACATCTGCAAGTTCTCAAGATACTACTACCTACAAATTTGTTGACGAAATAACGGGACAAGTCCAATCAAATAATGTTGTTGAAAATAATGTTCCTTCTTCTATTCCTAATGAAACATCGGGTATAGTAAATCAACAAAATCAAACTCGCCAATCGCAAGTTGATTCTTATAATAAAGTAAGTTCTGGAAAATACGACATGTATATCGACAATGTTGATATAGTAACACTATGTTCTTATACAAACGATGTTAAAACAGCATTGGCTACCGAAATACATTTTGAAATTGTAGAACCTTATAGCATTAATGGATTCATGGAAGCCATACAAGCTGGCGCTTTATGGGGAGGATTTAATGATTACATTTCTGGATCTTATGCCCTGATCGTGGACTTTTATGGGTATCCAGATGACGAGGGTACTCCGGACCCTGTGCTGATTGCAGAAGCAACTCGTGTGTTTACAGTTGGTATCATAAATGCAGAAATTGATATCAATAATAGAGGAACAGTATATAAAGTAGCCGTACAACCAGTTAGTGCCAAAGCCCTAAAGGTATCGTCGTCTAGTAATACTAGAGGTATGACTATTAAAGGTAAGAGCGTAGAAGAAATGTTAAAAAACTATGCTACCATACGTAATAATCAAAACATAGATGATGCTCAATCTACTAATATTCCTGTTGCCCAAGTTGATTCTTATTCAATAATTTTTCCAAGGCTTGATGAAAACGGCAATCCTATGGTAGATAAAAACGGTAACATTATAGGAGAACCTAATGAAATTGCTAAAGCAACTCATAAACATGTAAACCCTCCTATGAACGATACTGCAACACCGGGTACAGCATATCAGGTGTCGTCACAACTAAAACAGCCTAGTAGTGCTTCCGGTTCTAATATTGTTTTTGACGAACATCAAGCAACCTTTGCATCTGGTGTGGACATTCTAACTGTGATACAATCTGTAGTTATGGATAGTTCTTATATTGGCGATACACTAGAAGCATTTTATAAAAGCGTTAAAAATAAAACAAGTTTAGGTAGTAACATAGTTGACGAAAACGGCAACATTAAATATTTTAGTGTTATTCCAAAAGTCTATGTAAATCCTGGAAATAACAACGAAACAAATCAGCCCCCTACAAAATATGTTTACATGGTTGTACCGCGTAAGATATTATATAATTCTGCATTACCCGGAGCTAGTCGAGATGTAATTTCTCAAAAGGTCATTAATAATCGAGTTAGTCGTGTTTACAACTATATCTATACAGGACAAAATACCGATGTATTAGATTTTAAAATAAAGTTTGATGCACTATTTTTTGAAGAGTTACCAAAAGCAATGGGAAACTCAACACAGAATCCTTCTGCTACTAGTTCTTCTCCTAATAATTCAGCTAACATAGAACGTAATCCTCAACCTTCTGCTCAAGCATATAATACTCCGCAGGCAACTGCTCCGCAAAAAGGAACGTATAATCAATCTTCAAATGCCCCCGACGGGCAGGTAAATGCTAAAGATAGGATAGAGGAACCGTGGGAACAAATTAAAAAAGCCATGTATGGTGTAATAAACAATAGTAAGTCGGGATTAATCAGTGGAGAAATAACTATATTAGGTGATCCTTTCTTTTTAACTGATGCTTCAAACGGTAATAGTTCTATGGTTTCGCCGGGAGCGTCGATAAAATCTACAGTCAACCCTTCAACTAGCGAAGTTAATATTTTAATTAATTTTAGAAATCCTACCGACCTTAATGATGGTACTGGATTTATGCAGTTTGATAATAATGAAGTAGCATTCAGCGGAATGTATAAAATTATTTCTATTAGGCATGAATTCAAACGAGGAGTTTTTAAACAAACATTAGAAATTGTTAGATCTCCTAGTCAGGCAACAAAAACTTCTAGTCAAGAAGAAAGTACTCCGGGATCTTCTTGGAATTCTGCTGCCAATCCGAATGATCAAAGTGCAGTTAACTCCGGTCCTATACCAGCACCAGTTAACGGCAATCAAATTAATGTAAATGCGGTAACTTCGTTGCCTACCACAACAAACTCTGACCCTGGATCATTAAGCGGAAACTTATCGGGCGCCAGTGGAGCACAAAATTCCGTATCTTCTTTATACGGTATTGCTCCTGGAAATAACACTTCGTCGCTGGGCATTAAAGCCAGTGCTGGTGCATTATTTGCTGCTCAATCTTCTTTAAACGAATCGGCAGCATTGGTTACTTCTGCACAAAAAGTTCTCAACCAAGCAATACCTGGAACATCTTTAGCACAGGTTACTAATGTTGCATCGACACTAAACTCGAAATTATCAAGTGTATTAAATCCCAACGCTCTTGCTGTGTCTCCTAGTTTGGCAATAAATCAAGTGGGACAAAATATAAATCAAGTGCTAAATGGCTCAGTTAATAACATTGCTAATCAGTTCAAAATAAATCCTGTGGGTCTTACTGGGTTAACTGGAGCAATATCGGGGGCATTGTTGGGTAGTTTAATAGGTAGCGGCAAAGGCAAACAAGTAGCAACCGCGTTAGGTGCGTTAGCGGGATTGGCTGCAACTATACCAAAAAATGTTAATCTACAGCAAGCGTCTAGTCAAGGTTTGAACATCGAAGGAATGACACAACAAGAAATAAAAAATCTACCTCCTATTGTGGCACCTCAGGTTCCTAATCTCACATCCTTTATTCCTACTACGACCGCAGTTGGTATCAACAATCCTTTGTCTAACCTTACTTCGGGTCCGTTAGCATCAATACAAAGTGGTCAACTTGGTTCTGGATTATATCAAATAACACAGGCTACAAATATATCTACATCCGTTGAAGGAATACAACAACTTACTGGACAAGCAGCCAGTGTGGGTCAGTCTGTAATAAACACAGTTGGTAGTAAAACTGTAGCCTCATTATCACCACTTGTAAATACTATAAACGGATAATAAAATATGGCATTTGATGAACGAGCAAGAGTCCCTCCCAAAAATTCAGGACCATTCATTGCGGTTATTACTAATCATAACGACCCTTTAAAAATGGGTCGATTAGAAGTTGCCCTGATAGACGGTATGCAAAACTCCACTACTGTCAAAGGAGAAACCTATGTTGCCAAATATTTAAGTCCATTTAGTGGCGCAACTTCTGTTGACTATGAAGGCTCCGATGCTTCCAAGTTCAGCGATGTACAAAAGAGTTATGGCTTTTGGATGATACCTCCTGACATCGGTAGTAGAGTTATGGTTATTTTTGCACAGCAAGATCCTAACCAATGTTATTGGATCGGTAGCGTACAAGATACATATCAAAACTACATGATTCCTGGTATTGCGGCTTCGTCATCGACTTATATGACATCTGAGCAGCAGCAAAAATATAGTCAGGCTACCTATTTGCCAGTGGGCGAATACAATAAAAAGACTGAGTTATTAAAAGATCCTAGAATCGATCAAAAACCTAAACCAGTTCATCCATTCGCTGATAGACTTTTACAACAGGGTTTATTAATGGATCCTGTTCGCGGTCCTACATCTAGTAGTGCTCGCAGAGAAACACCTAGTCAGGTATACGGAATCAGTACACCTGGCCCATTAGATCCCAAAGGACCTGTTAGAGCCATTAACGGTGATAAGAATGTTGTTGCCCCAGTTAGTCGATTAGGTGGTTCTACATTTGTCATGGACGATGGTGATGTCAACGGACAAAATGAACTAGTTAGAATCCGTACAAGAACAGGACATCAAATCTTGTTACACAATACCAATGATTTAATTTATATCGGTAACTCTACAGGAACAACATGGCTTGAAATGACCAGTCATGGTAAGATAGATATATTTGCTCAGGATAGCATTAGTATTCATACTGAAGGTGATTTTAACTTTAGAGCAGATAGAGATTTTAATTTAGAAGCAGGCCGTAACTTTAAAATCACAACCATGGGATCAAATGCTGGAGATGTTAGTATAACTTCTGGCGGCAACTTAAATGTTACAGGAACTAAGTTCTTAATGTCGTCGCCGGGGGATTTTAATCTTTCAGCAGGCGGCAATATGAATTTACATACCGGAGGAACTTATGGATTAAGTTCTAAATCTGATATAAACTTATTGTCTGGTAAAAATTCTAATCTAACCGCAACATCGCAGTTTAATATAAAATCTGGTTTTAAAAATGTAGTAGCAATCACTGCTGGTACAGATATATCTTTAAATGCTAAAGATTCTGTTACTGTGGGAAATACTACAGATTCCCCTCCAGTGTTGTACACTGACAACTCCAGAACTCCTACTGTTGCCGATGCTGCTACTGCGCCTACAGTTACAAAACCTATATCGCCGACATTATTCAGTGTGCCGGTCCGAGATGTTTCCAAAGGTTGGCAAAATGGAAACCTATATAATGGCGGCACCTTATTGACAACTATGCAACGTGTCCCTATGCACGAGCCATGGGATCAACATGAAGATGTTAATCGTCTACAGTTTTCGTTGGCATATACTGATGCTGGAATAGGTCCCAGTGTTAGAGCTTCTAATGGATCAGTCATTCCTGCAGGACCTAGTGCAAATACCCCTTATCCTGCACAAGCTGGTCCAGGCATAGATAATGGCGTAGTTCGCGGACAAAAATTCCCATGGAGCACTGATCAACCTTTCTTGGAAGCAGTTAAGAATGTAGCTGAAGGATTTAATTTTGACCCATTAGATTTATTAGCAGCAATGTGGAATGAAACTGGCGGAACATATGATCCTGCTATTAAGAATCCATTAGGATCAGCTACAGGATTGATACAATTCTTAGAATCTACTGCTAAGGATTTGGGTACTACTACAGCACAGTTAGCGCAAATGACTCGTCCTCAGCAAATGCAATATGTGCAGAAATATTTTAGTAAAGCCGGTTGGCCTAGTGGACAAGCACCTAATCCTACTATTGCCAATGTCTACATGACAATCTTCTTACCGAAGTTTAAGTTTGCATCTCCAACCACAGTGATTGCAGATGGTACACCAGGATCTCCAACTTATCAATGGTATGCTCAAAATAGTGGGTTTGATGTTGCTCCTAAACAAGGTGTTATTACACCTGCTATGGTTGCTGCCAAAGCAAGTTTGCGTAGAATTTCTGTAGTGAATTGTTTAACTGCTGCTGGTGTGGGCATTGTCAAAGGTAAACCGGATTACTTTGTAGTTCCTGCACCAAGTACACCTAATGCTGGAACCCCTGTTACATCTAGTGACGGTACTATTGTTACAGATGGTTTGGGTAATCCTGTTACTACTTCTCCAACTTCTAGCTTTTTAGGTGGACCATAAATAGTATATCATGCCCTATAAATCACTTGTAATCACTAATGCTGCCACAGTTTATCAACAACCTGCTAAGACTAGCCAGTTTTATGTAGGGTTTAGTAGCGTGGATATTTCTAACACTAACTCTAAACTTTATGATTTAGATTTAATTATGCAAGACATTCTAAATCAGTTCAACACACGCAAGGGCGAACGTGTTATGAACCCTGCATTTGGTTCTATAGTCTGGGATGTTATTATGGAACCAATGACAGACGATATTTTTCAACTGTTAAGTAACGATATAAAAACTATTTGTACCAGTGATCCTAGAGCATATCCTATTAAAATGAATGTAAATGAACAACCAGGGGGCTACCTGATCGAAATCACAATGGTTCTAACTGGAACTAATCAATCCCAATCGATGATTTTAAACTTTAACCAATCTACTGGGTTAACTGCTCGAACTGTACAATAATATATGCGGTTTATAGCTGCTATAAATACGGTATAGATAAAAAATTATGACTATCCCAACCACAAAATCAAAATTACTTATTACACAAGATTGGACAAAGATTTACCAATCGAAATCTAATGCAGAGTTTCAAAGTTACGATTTTGACACCCTTCGTCGTATTTTAATCAGCTATCTTCAAGAAAACTATCCTGAAGATTTTAACGACTTTATTGAAAGTAGTGAGTATATTGCCTTAGTGGATCTTATTTCTTATCTAGGACAAAATTTAAGTTTCCGTATCGATTTAAATGCACGTGAAAACTTTTTAGAAACAGCACAGCGCCGCGATAGTATTCTGCGTCTAGCACAGTTAGTAAGTTATATTCCTAAACGTAATGTACCCGCAAGTGGTATGTTAAAGATTTCTGCGGTTACAACTACTGGAAATGTATTCGATGCCAATGGCAATAACCTAGCAAACAATCCGATTATCTGGAATGATGCTACTAATGCTAACTGGTATCAACAGTTTATTACAATTTTAAATACCGCAATGCCTGGCTCTATGTCATTTGGTACTCCAAATGATAGAAACACAAATCTAAATGGAGTTTACACAGAACAATATATTATTAATAGTTCTAATAATGATGTGCCGGTGTTCAGTTTCAATCAAAATATCAACGGATCTTCGATTGATTTTGAAATTGTTCCTGCTACTTTTTCTGGACAAACTTATGTTTATGAAGATACACCGTTGCCAGGAGCACCTTTTAAAATAATTTATCAAAATGATAACCAAGGCCCCGGTAGTCCTAATGCAGGCTTTTTTGCAATGTTTAAACAAGGTAGAATGTCGGCAAGCGGATTCTCCCTAGTAAATCCAGTACCTAACGAAATTGTAGGTATCAATGTTAATAATATCAATAACTCCGATGTATGGTTATGGCAACGTAATCCTAACGGACAATATTCTACATTATGGATACAGGTTCCGGCAATCAGTGGAAATAGTGTTATCTATAATAGCCTAAGTCTAAACAATAGAAATATCTATAGTTTAAGTACTAGGGATCAGGATCAAATTGATTTAAACTTTTCTGATGGTAACTTTGGTAACTTGCCTACAGGACAGTTCCAGTTGTTCTACCGTCAAAGTAACGGAAATACATACACCATTAAGCCTGAGCAAATGGCAGGTATAACTGTTAATATTCCATATGTTGATAAAAATGGATTAAATCAAACATTAAGTTTGATCTTAAATCTTGAATATACTGTAAGCAATAGTGCTCCGGCAGAATCAAATATTTCTATTCAACAAAAAGCTCCACAACAATACTATACACAAAATCGTATGGTTACTGCTGAGGATTATAATATTGCTCCGCTAACTTATACAACCAATGTTCTTAAAATTCACAGTGTTAATAGAATCAGTAGTGGAGTAAGCAAATATTTTGAACTTAGCGATGTTAGCGGAAAATATAGCCAAACAAACATCTTCTGCGATGATGGCATTTTGGCAAAAAACATTACAAGCTCCACAACTTCTTTTAGCTATGCTACACAAAATGATATTTGGGCAGCATTTAAAAATGATTTAGATCCTGCGATTGCAAGTACCGAATTATATTCCTTCTATTTAGATTTATATAGAAAATCTCATCCTGTTTTATCTAATCCAACATTTAATCTTACATGGAACTTGTCTAATGTTGTTGCTGGTCAAAGTCGAGGATATTTCATGGGATCTATTCCGACCATAACAGGTCAACCTAATCCTATTGTATCTCCTCAGGCAGTTGGACCACAGTACGCATCTATTTCTTATGTATTATATTATGTCACACCAGGGGCAATGATTAAATTTAGAGCACCTGACAATGTAGACAATCAAACTCAATACTTTGATGCCAATGGAAATATTACAACAACTACTCCTAGTCAAGATCCTACAGTTTCCTTATATCTATGGACCACCGTACAACAAGTTATTGGTACAGGCTCCAACAACGGTTTAGGAAATCTTAGCGATGGCACCGGTCCTATTATTTTAACCAATGTTATACCTGACGGATGTATCCCTGTGGAAGTTGTGCCTGCATATTCTAATAGCTTAGGGTATTCATTTGAAACTAGTCTTATTAACTTATGTTCTTCTAAACTAACATTTGGTCTAACAATCAATACTTCTACAAGAACATGGAATGTAATTTCAAGTAATAACTTAAATCGAGCATTTATCACAGACACTTCGATGTTTGATTATGCTGGAGATACAACAAACGGTCAGTTAGATGCTAGTTGGTTAGTAATGTTTATGTGGAATCCAACTTCACAAAGTTATCAAATTATATCGAAGAATGAACAGTTTATTTTCCAAAGTGCTACTCAGACTGGATTCTATGTAGATAACAATAAAATAAATTTCGACTACACAAATAACTCAGTAGTCAAAGATAAAATTACTGTCTTGTCAGTTAATGCAGCAATAACCAATACTAATGCAATAGTTAAAGGATTTCCACTGCCTACAGATTATACATGGCAAATTGATAACTCAATCGTTGAAGCAGACGGGTATATTGATCCATCCACTGTGGTGATTAGTTATTATCAAGATCAAAATAGTCAACAGTTTAGTCAAATTTCTAATCCAGATAGTTTTAATAACATTGTTGGAGATAATACAACCCTAGTTACATTAAATGGTTCTACTGTTACACTCCCAGGCCGAAGCAATTTAAAATTCCAATACCAACATAATCCAAGTAATGAAGTTAGAATTGATCCTGCCAAGAGTAACATCATTGATGTTTATATGTTAACCTCGGCCTATGATTCTGCATTTAGAAACTGGCTATTAACTGGTAATGGTACAAAACCTATTCCTCCAACAACCAATGCTTTAGAAAATAATTATTCAGCTGACCTTGAACCGATAAAAACAATAAGTGATCAGATTGTTTATCAACCAGCTGTTTATAAAATACTTTTTGGCAATAAAGCAGAACCTAAGTTACAGGCAACATTTAAGGCTGTTCAAAGTCCAACCAGTGTTTTAAGTTCTAACTCTATTAGAAGTAAAATATTAGATGGGATTAACTCTTTCTTTGCCTTGGAAAACTGGGACTTTGGTCAAAGTTTTTATTTTAGTGAACTATCAACTTATATTATGAACATGTTAACACCTGACATTACAAACTTCTTGATTGTCCCGGTATCCAGCAACTTTGGAAATCTATATGAAGTTTCGTGCCAAAACAATGAAATTTTTATCAGCGGAGCAACCGCAGAAAATATACAAGTTATTTCGGCAGCAACCGCGGCACAGTTAAACATTAGTGGAAGTTAATAATGTCAACATCAACAGTACATTCAGTTAACCTATTACCAACATATCTACAAACAAATAAAAATTCTAAATTTTTATCAAGTACTATTGACCAGTTGATTCAACCGGCACAACTTGAGCGATTGAACGCTTACATTGGTTCTACATCTACTCCAACATATCACATAGGCGATTCTTATGTTCAAGAATCTACTGCATTAAGACAAGCATATCAACTAGACCCTGCGTTAGTAACTAACGATATTAACGGGGTTATTCAAAGTGTAGTTGCCCTTGACGATCTTGCCAATGAGATAGCATTGGAAGGTGGCCTAACTAACAATTTTGATAGACTATTTAGAAGTCAAGTATATCCTTATTATCCTCAAATAGCAATAGATAAACTAGTAAACTATGAAAAATATTATTGGTTACCTGAGGGTCCGGAGCTAGTTAATATTGATCAAGCAGATCTTGATGTTGCAAATCAAGTCATTGGACAATCAGATGTTGTACTTACTGTAGGCAATAATAGTGTACAGTTATTAAATGGTATGATGGTTACTTTCAGCGGCGACGGTGTTAGTAATCAGTACAAATACAAAGAGTTTTTTGTAGAAGGAACAGGTACATCTATTGTATTGGTTCCCTATGACAGTTTAATCACTCCTGAAGTATCTGCTCAACAAAATCCTGATTTATTTGATAAGGCAGGGTTTGATATGTTGTCTTTTGATGACAACAGAAATATACCAGTTGATCCTCAATACATTACCATTAATCGTGCTAGTAAAGATCTAAATGCATGGTCTAGAGCCAATCGCTGGGTACATGAAGATATTATTATAGCCAGTACTGCTGCTAATAATGCAGAAGTTAAACTACCACCTTTGCAAAGAGCGTTAAGACCTATTATTGAATTTAATGCAGATATTAAACTTTTTAATCACGGTTCTGTTGCTTACAAATATGTTGATGTAGTTGACAAATATACTAAAAATGCGTTTTTAACTATTTCTGGAACTACTATTCCGGGAACATCGAACACCAGTACTGTAGTTGTAGATGGTATACCTTTAGAGCATGGTTATCGAATCATTTTTACCAATGACACAGATCCAACAGTACAAAATAATATCTATCAAGTTAACTTTGTAAACATCAACGGAACATATAAGTTGGTATTATTGCCAGCATCTGATAACATGCCTGAAGAAGGCGCATCTGTTATAGTTACACAAGGTACTGTATTTGGCGGAACTACATTATGGTATAATGGCACAACATGGGTATCTGCTCAACAAAAGACTGCTACTAATCAAGCACCACTATTTGATTTGTTTGACGAAAACGAAGTAAGTTATTCCGATACTCAATACTATCTAAGTAATTTTACAGGTAACAAAATATTTGGATATAAAATTAATAACAGTAATCCTGTTGATTCTATATTAGGCCTACATGTTGATTATAGGAATATTTCTTCTATTGGAAGTTTCTTATTCACAAACTATTTTGGAACTGATCAGATTACAGTGTCTTTATCTGGAACTACTGTTGATGTTGTTCCTACTAGTAAGACTTTCTTTAAAATAGGCAACAAATATCTAAATGTTTGGGATTCGCTACTATCCCCTCCGATTAACATTAATAGCACAGGCTATTATGATGTTCCTTTGAGTTTAACTAATAATCCGTTGAACAGTTATTTGACTGATTTTACATTAGCGGACTTTGATCAACAAGCTGTAACAAATACACGTTTAATTTCTAATGGAAATAACCCAATGGCGTTTGCTATGATGTTCATTGGTAAAAAATCAAATAGTGTGATTGATGCTATTGAGAAGTCTTCTGATGCTTATAATCAGTTTAAGTTGGCATTGATTGCACAGGCTTCATCTATTGCCGATGTAACTGATCCTGTAAAAGTCCTTGATGAAATTTTAACTAAAATAAATCTAAGTAAAACTTCTTTAAGTCCTTATTACTTGTCTGACATGGTTGCTTATGGTGTTGATAAAAAAACATTAACCTATACTGTAACTAATCCCAATGTTGTAACATACTCTATCAACTCAGAATTTAATCTAACTGCTAGTTCTAATAGAAGTGTACTGATTTATCTAAACGGTCGTCAGCTAACAGCAGGACAAGATTATACATTTGATCCTTATGATGCTGGTGTAACTTTTTCTATAGTATTATCTGCGGGCGATGTTATTACCATTAATGATTATAGAGATACCCGTGGTAGCTTTATACCTCCTACCCCTACTAAACTAGGATTGTATCCTAGCTTTGTTCCTAAAATCTATTCAGACAATACCTATGCTAGCGGCCCAGTAAATGTAATACAAGGGCATGATGGTAGCATTATGTTAGCCTACAATGATTATAGAGATGCAATCATTTTAGAATATGAACTACGTGTTTTTAATAATCTTAAAGTAGCCTATAGACCTGAACTATTCGATGTTAACTCATCTAATCCTGGCGCATTTAGAGATTCTCTAGGAACAAGTAACTATAGTTTAGACGAAGTTAATAAGATTATACAGCCTTCTTTTATCAAATGGGCAGGTACATATGGTATTGAATATATTACCAACAACTCGTTTGATATTAACAATCCATTTACTTGGAACTATACTGGTTCTGTTTATAAAGGATTACAATATCCAAATGCATCTGCTGGTACAGGAATATCTGTTAGCGGATCTTGGAGAGCAGTATTTGAATATTTTTACGATACCGATAGACCTCACACTGCACCTTGGGAAATGTTAGGATTTGGTAAACAACCTAGCTGGTGGGATGCTGAATATGGTGTTGCTCCTTATACATCTGGTAATACAAAAATGTGGACAGATATACAAGCAGGTAACATCGCTCAGGGCCCTATTGCTGGTATTAACACTTTCTATGCTCGTCCGGGATTACTTGATATTCTTCCTGTAGATGAGTTTGGAAACTTATTATCACCGACTATTATTGGTTTAGTAGCACATGCTGCTTCTCCTAATATTTCTTATAACTGGAACATTGGTAATCGAAGTCCTGCCGAAACAGCATGGCGTAGAAGTAGTTATTGGCCATTTGTTGTTCAACGATTGTTAGCATTAACACAACCAGCAACATACTGTGCATTAATGTATGACCCTGCTAATATGAGTGTCAATAAAGCCGGACAGTGGACATATGGTTCTGCTTATTCGTTCTTGCAACTACCTAGTATGCCGATCCACGGCGAAAGTGGAGTTGCTACTAGTGGCTATGGTGTTTTTGTTAGTGAAGTAGGTCAACAAAGAACTCAAAACTATATTAATGAACTACGACAAGATTTAAAATATGTAAACTTTAATCTGTTTTATAAAGTAGGAGGATTTGTAAATCCCAATACCTTACAAATCATTATTGATGCTTACGAACCTACAACAACAGCGCCGGGTGCTATATTACCAAACGAAAGTTATTCTTTAATTCTTAATACTAGCAATCCTATTCAAAGTATCGGTATTTCTGGAATTATTGTACAACGTACAGATGCTGGATATGTTGTTAGAGGTTATGACAGACAACAACCTTATTTTACATATTATCCTGCGGTTAGAAATGCCAACACTCCTACCATCACTGTTGGTGGGGTTACATCAGACTATGTAGCATGGACATCGGCAACTGGTGTCGGTGATAGGAACTTAACATCTCTTGATACAACTACTGCTAAGGCTGCTCCTTCTAATATATTTTATCAAGCAGGACAGATTGTTCAATACGGTAACAATTTCTATAGAGTATTGGTAGGTCATTCTGCTGAATCAACATTTGATGCTAGTTTATATCAAATATTACCATCAATACCTACTACCGGTGGTGCCACTGTACAAGTTGCAAATTCCTTTAACAAAAATTCTGTAAAAGTTCCTTATGGTACAACTTTCACTAACATACAAGATGTATACGATTTAATCATTGGCTATGGTGCTTGGTTAACTGATCAAGGATTTGTATTTGAACAGTTTAATACCAATTTAGGAACCAATGTTGATTGGCATCTAAGCGGAAAAGAGTTTTTATATTGGAGTACACAAAGCTGGACATCATCTGGTGTTATTACATTGAGTCCCTTTGCTGACCAACTAACATTCCAAACTACAAACTCGGTAGTTAACAATATATTTGATAACTTCTATGAGTATAGTATTTCCAAGGCAGACGGTACCCCATTCCCTCAAAATAACTTATTTGTTGCTCGTCAAAGCGGGCAATTTACAATCAATGTTATTAATAGTGTTGAAGGAATTTATTTTGCAAGATTGCTTTGTATACAAAAAGAACATGCCATAGTATTTGATAATACAGATATTTTTGGTGATATTATCTATGATATTGAAACAGGTGAACGACAAGCAAGAATGAAACTAGTAGGGTTTAGAACCGCCAACTGGAACGGTGATTTCTTTGCTCCGGGATTTTTGTATGATGAAGCTAAGGTAGTCGAATGGAAACCATTTACAAACTATCTTGCCAGCGATGTGGTAAAATACAATAGCCAATATTATAGTGCTATCTCTAATGTAGCAGGTACTAAGAGCTTTGTATATACTCAATGGAATATATTAAGTTCAAAACCAACAGCTGGTTTATTTTCTAACTTTGATTACAAAGTAAGTCAGTTTAACGATTTTTATAGTTTAGATATTGATAACTTTGATTCAAGTATTCAACAGGCTGCACAAAATTTAACTGGTTATACTCCACGACCTTATTTGAATAATATATTCAGTGACCCAATCAGTCAGTATAAGTTCTATCAGGGAATGATACGTGAAAAAGGCACTGCAAATCCGATTATTAAGTTAGCCGCAGCCACTATTCAAAACTTAAACAGTAAAATAGAGTTTAATGAAGAGTGGGCTTTCCGTGTAGGACAATACGGCTCATTTACAACTTATAATGAATTTGAAGTACCGTTAAAAGAAGGAACCTTTGTAGAGAACCCACAGATTATTAGTTTTGTCGAATCGGTTCCAAAAGAAAGTAATAGTGTAATATATTATGCTACACCTAATGAACTAACTATTGGAACTGGCACATTACCTACAGTAGCAACAAGTACATCTACTGCTACGCTACAGTTATTACATGCAGGTTATGTGCGTTTTGATGATGTTGATGCAACAGCCTACAACTTTAGCAGTTTACTAGATATTGCCAACAACGATGTTATTAATGATGGTACAACTGTCTGGTTAGGATTTAAGCCAGATGGATCTTGGGATGTATTGCGTTATACATTCCGCTCAGCTGACATTATTGATGTTAATGCCACACAACCATTTAGTCAAATAACATTTACAACTAGCGGAACACATTCTTTATCTGTGGGACAGTTAGTTTCTGTAGTTAACTTTAATAGTGAAGTTAACGGAGTTTATACTATTTTGGAAATACCAAGCAACACTGAGTTTACAGTTGCTAGCACTCTAGGATCTATAGATTTTAATAATCCGTCAAGCCCTGGTATGTTGTTTACTTTTGACTCTATTAGAGTTGAAACATTTGACAACTTACCTATTGACCAAACTCTGTATCGTTACAATCTCGGAAGTAAAGTATGGGTTAATACAGGTAATGGAACTGACAACAATGGTTGGGCAGTTTATGAAAAAGTATTAAACTATACCAATACTGATGTTAAAAGCATATCAAGTATTTCAAACGAAGGACTTGGTTATAGTATTTCTAAACCAAAAGGTAGCAAGATACTAGCAGTGGGTTCTCCATATTATACAGGAACCAATGTCGGAGGATTTGTATCTGGTAATGTAGGTTTATATGAGATTAACAACAACAAACTACAAGCAATCTCCTTTTACCAAATGTATAATACTGCTGGTACTGGTAACTTGTATGGATATTCTGTAGCATATAATCCTATACCTTTTAGTTCTTCTACCTACGGATTAATCTTTGCCGGAGCCCCGGGAGCAAATAATAATGCTGGAAAAGTTTTAGTCACGGGGTTAGATACCTATATACAAACTAAACTATTAGCAACAATTACTACTTCTACATCGGGTTCTGCATTTGGTTCTAGTTTATCAGTAGTACCTACGAGTACTATTACAAGTTTATTATTTGTCGGAGCTCCGGTAGGTAATGGTGCTGTTCACTCATATACAGTAAAATCTACAGCCACAGTTAGCTCGGTCTATTCGGGTTCTGTGTCAGGCACTTCGGGATCATTATTCGGTACTTCGATTGCTACAAATAGTACAGGTAGTTTGGTAGCAATAGGTGCTCCGGGTTACTCACAGGCTACAGGGCAAGTTCGATATTACACCGGTAGTTTATCTTCATTAGGCACAATCACTTCTCCATTTGCAACAGGAACCAACTTTGGCCAATCTTTGGCAATGAGTCGAGACGGCTATTATCTTGCTGTAAGTGCTCCTAATCTAAACAATGACGATGGAAGTATAGGTGCTGTGTGCATTTATACATTGACAAATAATGCATATGTATTAGATACAACCTTAATAAATCCAGTAATAGGTTCGACAATGAACTTTGGCATAGCTATGGATTTTACATCAGAAGCTGATGCCTTGGTTGTTACCGCATTAGGAACAAACACTTCGGTTGTAACTTATTTTGATGAACACACAACTACCTTTGATTTAGACACAACTAGATTTACAGAATCTGAAATAATGTCGGGCTCTGCTTATTTGTATTCACGTAGAGGTACACGATTTGTCTATAGCGAAGAACTAGTCAACGCAGAAGAAAACATTACAACAGGTACTAACTATGGAACATCTGTTTCATTAGACAACGGTGTTGTACTAGTCGGTGCTCCGGGCGGTTCAACACAACTAGTAAGTACTGCTACCAGTGCAATCTATCAGTTTACTGCAATAGACCCAGCAGTGGTAGGATGGAATCAGTTACGAGTTCAAGACGATTTTGTATTACCTTCGGGTGTTCAAAAGATTTGTTTAGTTGATACAGTATCTAATGATATTATTAACTATTATGACTATGTGGATCCGTTAAAAGGTCAAATCGTTGGTCTTGCTGAGGAAGAACTAACTTATAAAGTTGCAAGTGATCCTGCTATATATAGCATCGGTGATTCTAAAGTAAATGTTAATAATGTATCAAACTGGCTTGACAATCAAGTAGGTCAACTATGGTGGGATTTAAGTACTGCCAAGTTTACCTGGTATGAGCAAGGTGATTTAGAATATCGTAGAATCAACTGGAACACACTATTCCCTGGGGCTAGTATTGATGTATACGAATGGGTTAAATCTACATTGTTGCCAAGTGATTGGGCTATTCAAGCCGACACAACTTCGGGACTTGCAAAAGGTATTAGCGGTCAACCTAAATATCCTGACAACAGTACATTGTCGGTTACACAAGAATATGATTCTGCAACAGGTGGCTTTATTAATACCTATTATTACTGGGTTAAGAATAAAGCAACTATACCTAATGTAGCTGATCGTAGAACCAGCGCACAGAATGTAGCTTCTTATATTGCTAACCCGTTAGCTGCTGGCCTACAGTTTGCATCTATAATAGATAAAAATACCATAATGTTAGCTAATATTGCTACTGAGTTAAAATCTGATCAAATCAGTCTAAACTTTGCTATTGATAATACTAACAGTAAAATACCTCGTCACACAGAGTGGCAGTTAATGACAGACGGCAAAGAAACAAGCACACCACCCGGACTGTTAGAACGTAAAATGATTGATAGTTTTATTGGATATAGTACAAGTACAGGTGCTCTTGTTCCTGATCCAAAACTGTCAGCTAGAGCTAAGTTTGGTATTGGCATCAGACCTCAACAAACATTATTCAACAACAGATTTGAAGCATTGCGTAATGTTATAGATTTTGCCAACAGCATTTTAATAGATGTTCAAGTTACCAGCAACTACAGTTTTAATAACTTAAACGCCGCTGAGCCTTTTCCTACTCAATATACCGTAATCGAGGATGCTACAGAGTTGGATCCGGTATTTGTTGGAAGTACATCGACTGTTACAGTATTAGTTGATGCTGATTCTAACAACGGATGGGCAGTATATGAACTACAAAATAGTAAATGGGTAAGAGTAAGAACACAAAGTTATAACACTCCATTATATTGGAAACATGTTGATTGGGTGTCTACTTCTTACGATGCTTATCGAGATATTACTGTTGCAGTTGACGAGTTATATCAGTTGGCTGAAGTTAGTCTATCTGCCGGGCAATATGTCAAAGTTAATAATCGAGGCGACGGCAACTATATTATTCTAGAAGTAGCACCTGCTGGTACTGTTGGTGATTTTGGTAATAACTATCTAACTCGTTATATACAAAACGGTACTATTCAGTTCTTAGATACTTTATGGAATCTAGCATTTGGATGGAATCAAACATATAGTTACAGTCAAACATTGTTTGATCAAACTCCTAACAAGGAAATTCAATTTATTCTTACTGCCTTAAAGGATGATTTGTTTATCAATGATTTAAGAGTCAACTGGAATAAACTATTCTTCAAGGCCATGAAGTATGCTGTTTCAGAGCAGCCTGCTATTGATTGGATATTAAAAACATCGTTTATTGATGTAACTAACTATGCGGGACAGTTGACACAGCCTCCTATCTATAAGTTACAAGATAGTTCTTACTATGAAGATTTTATTAATGAAGTAAAACCCTACCATACAAAAGTTAGAAACTTTACAACTAACTTTAGTAATACAGAGTTTTCTCAAACATTGACTACTGATTTTGATTTCCCTGCATATTGGAGTACATTAACAAATAAATTTGTTACTACTCCTGTGTCAACATCGTCGTTGGTATATCCACAATATTTGTCAAACAGTGGTACATATACTACTTCTACTGTACCTACTTTAGAAAGTTTGTTTGTAAATCCTGTTCGACAAATAACTGAGACTATGGTCTTTGACAGAATTTCTACAAGAAATCAAATTGGCAGTTTGTCTGTAACAGATATTTTTATTGGTGATGGTGCTAGTACTGAATTCGTCCTAAGTTGGGTAGCACAGGCTGATAGATTTAAAATGAATCTATCTGTTACTGGCGAGTACGTATTGCCTACCGAATACACCGTTCGATATTATAAAGAAACTTATAATGGTTTTACCAAACACTATTCTAAACTAGTATTCTTAAATATTGATCAAGCTCCTGCATTAGGTGCGGTAGTTACGTTCACTTACGAAAAGAGTGTATCGTTAATGTCTGCCGTAGAACGTATTCAAAACTTCTATGCACCGACCGCGGGTATGGCAGGTACTGCTACTGAACAACTGATGGTAGGAGTTGATGATCCTAGAACACATATCGGCGGCCAATATGAAGGAAAGAGTTTTGTAAATCCCTACGGTAATATTGTAGGCGGCCCTGATAGTCTTATTAATCCTAGTCATCTTTCTGGTACCTACGATATAAACTTATCTCAGCCTTATCCGACATGGTCAGGAACAAACTTAATAAATGCATTAGGTGTTGATCCTGCAGATTTAATCATCGAAGGTGAATATGGATTTGTAACAACAAGTTCTGCCTATGCTCCTGAAGAAGTTATTCCTGGTGTAGTTGCAGATACATTAGGTATTGATGTTTATACTCAAGCAGGGTATGTTACACCTACTATTGTAAACGGTTCTGGAAATGTCATAGCAGGTACTTCTTGTACATTCCCGTTATCAAGTCTTCCGACTACTATCGGAAGCATTGTGGTAGCAGTTAATGGTACTGAGTTTGCATACTCAACAGTAACAAATATATCTAATACATTTAATATTGATTGGATAAACTCTGCATTGGTTATTCCTCCACAACCCACTGACGGTGTTGTGGCATACACTATTATTGGTGTTGGATCAAACTCATCAGCTATTCCTGGAATCATTGATAGAGTAACAGTTAATACAGTAGCAAATACTACTACCGCTCAAGCAGTTAGTTTAGGTAGTTTTGATGAAGTTACAGGAGTCTTTGTAACATTAGATGGACAAATACTTTCTTCTAATATAATACCTAGCCCGTACTATCAACTTGTTCCAGCTTCTACAACATCTAACAGAGCATCTGTTATTGTTTATAATCTTCCACTGGGTATTGAAAATACATTGCAGGCTTGGTTCTTTGATAATGTAGGTACTAACTTTAATCAAGTTAATGTAAACTATATAACTGTAAATGGCCAAGCAATTTTTGATCCAAATCAGCCCACTTTTGCAGGAATAGATATTCCTAATCCTCCGGGAAATGTTGGACCTCCGAGCTCACAGGTAATAGTAGAAGCATCGGACATAGGTAGTAATACTTCTATAAGATTATTACCACCAAGTGTTACCTATTATACAGTGACATCTACTAGTGTTACTCAATATCAAATCAAAGATGCCTTTAACCCATTTGTAAAAGATGTTAACTACGGAGACAACGTTAATGTTTATATAAACGGTTCTCAAATAGCATTAGGTGCAGATTTTACTTTTGACAATAACAATGTAACAATATCCAAATCTTTTAATGTCGGTGACGTTATTGCGGTTGAATCATATATGCCAAATAACTTTGCAAATCACTATAATAGTTCAACTTCAGTGACCTATGATTATGATTATATTGTAACTTTGCAAGGTAAACTAGTATTATCACCAAACTGGTATACAAGAACTAATATAAATTATAAGATTACAACTTATACTGATCAGGATTCTATGGGTATCGAAACACAAGTGTTTAAAGGAAATCCATATAGAACATATATTTTAGATAGACCTGTTCTAGATCAAAATTACGTTTGGGTTACAATCAACTATCCAATATCTAACACAGGTAGATCTGGAGAACAAGTGTTAATAGGCGGCGTTGATTTCCAAGTGTTGTCTGATCAGTTAACTGTTGTTATTGGTGATGCATACGATGTTACCTCAGATTGTACTGTGGTGATAATGAGTATTGCCGGTCCTTCTAATAAAAACATTCTAGGTTACAGATATTTTAGAAATATTCTGGGACAAGAATCTTTTACAAGACTGTCTAATAAAAACTCTACATACCTAACACAACCGTTGTATACAACATCTACAGAAATACATGTTGCAGATTCTACAATATTAAGCCCTGCTGATCCTGGAACAAATACTCCGGGTGCAGTATTGATTTCAGGAGAATTAATAGAGTTCTATGAAAATAGCAATAATGTTTTAAGCCAACTAAGACGCGGTGCCCGTGGCACAGGTATTATTACTACAGCAACTTTGGGTACTCGTGTAATAGATCAAGGTGTGTATCAAACTGTTCCAATAGCACCTGAACAGGCTTATCAAGAAACAGTATTAGCACAGAATACATATACTAATGCTGCTCTAAGTAATACCTATACTATCAAATCTTCATCTATTACTGGATGGATTAATACTTTAACAGCTTCTGTTATTAGATGTGATGGTATTTCTTTCCTAACCTCGGTATCACCGTTACCAGTTGATCCTTATACAGGTTCCTTTGTTGTCGGTAATAGAATATATTCTGTCTCTACTGCAAGTATTGCAGCCAAAGATCAAATACAAGTTTACTATGGCGGTTATCCGTTGCGTAAAAATATTTCATATTACCAAGACACAACAGTACAACATGACAGTATATTGGAATCTCAAATACTTGGAACATTCCCTACAGTATCTTCATTGACTAATGTGTATTCTAGGTTGTCAACTGATTTACAATATACTCCGAATCCTGCATATGTTACCACTGACACTAGTATTGTTTGGGTATACAAATCAGGACAATCGCAAGTAAATATTGATTATACTACATCAACCAATGTAGGACTTCCAGTTAAATCTACAGGTACAACTTACCTTGTAACAAGTACTAACTTGATTTATTGGTCAACTGGTACAGGTTATATAGTAACTGCAACACTGGGATTAATTGATTCTGGATTACGTCAACTACCGCCTGATTTTACTATTAACACTAGTACTCAAGTGATAACATTAAATACTTCAACAGTTAAGTTAAACACAGGAACATTGTTATCGATTGTTATGAAACGTGTAACCTCTAGCTGGAACGATGTTGTATCTGCAGGAACTTCAACTGTTTCTCTAACATCTAGTACAAGTTTTGAAGCACAGTTCTTACAAGAAGCGCCTGCTATACTTCCTGATGTTTATTTCTATAGTGGAAATGCAATTAAAGGGAACGTATAAACTAGCATAAATATCATCATGGAACAAAAACAAATGAATACCAACACAGAAAAAAAACCCAATGAACAAGGAAACATTGCTGTTCGCGGGCATATTAAAATCTATAATCCAGAAACCGGACAAGTGTTTATTGACAAGCCTAATGCTATTAACTATGAAACTTTTAGTATAAGTTTAGCACAAAGTGTTAGTAACCAAGGCCGAGGAATGATCGAAGGTATGGCATTTGGTAATGGAGGTACTCGCGTTGACGATACCGGTATTATTACATACCTAACACCGAACGTTATTGGTACAACTGCTGGTCTATATAATCAAACTTATTATAAAGTAGTTGATTCAAATCAAACATACGACTTGGATCCTGCTAGAAACTTTATGGAAGTTAGACATGTCGCTGGCTCATTCTATAGTGATGTTTTAGTTAGTTGTTTATTAGATTTTGGTGAGCCCAACGGCCAAATGGCCTTTGACAATGCTACTAACAGCGATGGTACATATGTGTTTGACGAACTTGGTCTTAGAGCATATAGTCCAAATGGTCCTGGAACTGGGCCGTTGTTAACTCATGTAATTTTTCACCCTGTGCAAAAAAGTTTGAATCGAATGATTCAGATTGATTATACCATCCGAGTACAGAGTTTAAGTTCTTAAGGATAGTGTAATGGCATATACAATTTTAAATAATAATAACACAGTTTTAGTAAGAGTAGCCGATGACTCTATTGATCAATCTACCAGTGTTACTTTTGTTGGTAAAGATTATGCTGGTTACGGACAATACTATAATCAAAACCTAGTAACATTATTAACTAATTCTGCCAATCCTAACTATTCCCCTCCCGCTAATCCTTTAGGCGGCCAATTGTGGTATGATACAACATATAAAAAACTTAGAGTATTTGATGCTACTTCGGGTACATTTATAAGTGCCGGCGGAGCAACTATTGGTACTAGTCAACCTGCTGGATTAAACGCTGGTGATTTTTGGTATAATAGCAATAATGCCACACAAACAATAAATTTCTTTAATGGAAGTTCTTTTGTTACCCTTTCGACCTATCCAATGAATCAACCAACTGGATTGATTACACCTATACTACCTATTCTTAATAATACCAGTCCTCCGATAAATCAACAAGTTTCTTTATTAGAAAACTACGGTGTAGTAAAAGGTGCATTAAGTAATAGTTCGTTTACGGTTAATGGAACTCAAAGCGTAAACATTTTTAATACAACCAGCTACACTATTACCCAGGGATTAAATATCATTGGTAATATACAAGCTTCTGCAAATGTCATTACTAACAATGTAACTGCTACTTCGATAACTGTTAATTCTATTTCTATCGGTGCTGCGACTAGCGGAACTCCTACAAATAACACAACAGCTTCGTCTTGGTTAAAAATAGTTGTAGCAGGAACTCAGTACTTTTTACCTTTATATCAATAATACTATGTCATACATTTTAACCAAAACCAGCGGTACTGTATTAACAACAGTTCGAGATGCAACAATAGATCAAACTACAAGCCTTACCTTTGTTGGTAAAAACTTTTCTGGATATGGTCAACCTTTAGAAGAAAACTTCGTTGGGCTATTAGAAAACTTTAATAACTCTGTGTCTCCAACTAATCCAATACAGGGACAACTATGGTTTAATAATCAAACTCAGCAGTTAAATGTTTCTTATGATGGTACTAACTTTAAAGGTATTGCCAGTTTGAGCGTATGTGGATCTAGTACTATTCCAAATAATCCTGTAACTGGAGATATGATTTGGAATACATCTACTCAACAGTTATCGGTATATGATCAAACTTCTAATGGATTTGTGTTTATCGGACCATTTGATCAAGGAACTGGCAGCTCGTGGTCATTTACTCCTGAGCAAACAAATCAATCTGTTTATCAAGCAACTATTCGTGGGCTTGTAGATGGTTTAAATGTACTAGCAATATCCAATGTTAACTATGTACCTGCAACATATCCGAGCAGTGATTTAGGCGTAGGCTCTGCTAATACATTTACAGTTGTTAAAGCTGGTATTACCTTGCCTGGAGCAGATTCTGCAACTGGAGTTTCTACAGTATCGACAACATCTGGATATATGTTATGGGGTACTGCGGCTCACTCACTATTAACATCTGGGTTGAATGTCACTGCCGCCCCTTCTGGAACATTATATATCCCTATGGTTTCTAATGCTACAGGTGCATCTAATGCTGTAGTAAACTCATCGTTTAACTATACTAATGGTGTATTAAATGCTACAGCCACTGCCGCTTACTATGCCGACTTGGCAGAGCGTTACGAAGCTGATGCTATATATGAACCTGGAACCGTTTTAGTAATCGGCGGCCTAAAAGAAGTTACAACTACTACTAAATTTGCTGATACAAGGGTAGCGGGTATAGTGTCTACAAATCCTGCCTATTTAATGAATAAAGACGCCGGAAATGACGAAACTCACCCTGCAATTGCCTTAAAAGGTCGTGTTCTTTGCAAAGTTCACGGCTATATTGAAAGAGGTGATCTTTTAGTTACTAGTGACTATGCAGGATATGCTACAGCGGCTAAATCGGTATCTGAAGGATCTGTAATAGGAAAAGCCCTGCAAAGTAACTCACAGGGCTTTGGGGTTATTGAAGTTCTTGTAGTTTAAACTGCCATTGGAGCCTTAATGGCTTCGTGGCTTTCATAGCCTTCTAGTTCAATATCACTCATTTCAAAATCCATAATAACATTTACTTCTGGATTTAGTTTTAATGTAGGCAAGGGCAATGGTTTACGACTTATTTGCTCTTTAACTTGATCAAAATGGTTATTGTAAATGTGAGCATCACCGATGGTAATGACCAAATCTCCAACTTCCAGATTACAAACTTGAGCGGCCATATGTGTAAACAATGCATATGATGCAATATTAAATGGTACACCTAAGAACATATCGGCACTACGTTGATACATCTGGCAACTTAACTTACCGTTAGCAACATAGAACTGAGCAAGGATATGACACGGCGGAAGAGCCATTAAATCTAACTCACCTGGATTCCATGCGGTTATAATATGTCTACGACTATATGGATCCTCTTTAATACCTTTGATGAGTTCGATCAACTGGTCATGATTTTGTAAAACAACTTTGTTGATACGCACCAAGGGCTTACGCCACTTGCGCCATTGTACTCCGTAGATTCTACCTAAGTCACCGGAATGTCTTTGAAGTTTTTTACTAGTCCAATAAGGCGCACTAGCATTATCAGACCATATTGTTTTCTTTTCAGTATAACGTTCACCGTGTAAGATTTCTCTTAGGCGTAGTTCGTCTCCACTGCCTTCTAAAAACCAAAGTAGTTCACTAACAACAGCTCTCCAGGCCAGCTTCTTTGTAGTAACTGCTGGAAAGCCTTCTGTTAAATCAAAACGCATTTGAAGACCAAATATACTACGGGTGCCTGTGCCTGTACGATCAGGACGATCGTCACCGTTTTCTAAAATGTTTTTAAGTGCGTCTAGATAGACTTTTTCTGGATGTGTCATTCAGCAGCCGTTTCTACTTCTTTTTTCTTCTTGCTCTTTGGAGGATCAATTTCGTCTGCTTGTTTGCGTAGTACTTGAGCTTGTTTAAACAATGCATCAGCACGTGAGCGCATTTCGGCAGGAGTAAGTTCTAGACTAGCATTTTTAGATTCTGTAACAACAGGTGCAGTGGTGATTTCTTCACCGGCGTTTACACTAGAACTTGTTGTACGAGTTGGATCATCTTTTGGAGCAGTTTTTTTCTTTTGAGTGCCATCTGTTACCGCTAAGTCTTCGATGCTGATGCCCTTTTGTTGGGCAATCAGTTCATTTAACTCGTCTAACTGAATAGAAGCGTTTGTAGCAGGAGTCATGATAACTCCGTTGGTCGGAACCTTTTTAAGAAGACCTCTTTTGTGTAAAGATGCTAGAATGTTTTCACCATCTGGAAACTTACGAACAGCTAAAATGTCTGCTAGTTCATTTGCTTGTTGTCCACTAATATCTTGTACAATACTCATAATAGTATCATGCCAAGTATCTGGCAAACTGCTAGTTCCGATAACTAGCGCACTAGTTGCATCTCCGGGTAATGTGCGATAAGCAACAAGGATTTTTGCCCCGTTGTTTTTCATTTTACCCACGTGTTTCATTTCTCTTGCCATATTGCTACCTCTTATTAGGCTGTTGGTGCTTCAGTTTGATCAGCTGGTTGTTGAGCCGGAGTAACAGCATTCAAGAATGTGTTTAGACGATCAAATACTTGACCAACTGATGTAGCTTCTGCGGCACCAAATGCACCGCGACGTACTGCTAAATCAACAACTGCACGTAGATTTTGTAAATCTTGAATGCTTAGTTGTGGTTGTTGTGGTTGTTCTACTGGCGCATCTCCGCCAACTGCTGTGCTTGCTACTTGTGCTTCATCTGACATTTTTATTTTCCTTTATGTTTTATGAATATGTGGACACCCTAAGGAAAACATTGTGAGTTCCATAGGATCTTCCATACCAACTTCTATTACCTCAGATATTTTATTATTGTTATCTAAGGCAAAAGATTTCTTAATAGTATACCTACTATTTAAGTTATAAGTAATCCACTGATCTAACAATTTGATATCGCATAACTTTGATACTTTGACGGTGGTAAAGTGTGCTGGAATGAAACTTAACTGTCTTATTCCTAACACACTTAAAGGGTTTACTTCACCTCTAGCCAATGCCATACTTAATCTTCTTTGTAGTAAGCAGTTTGACCAAATGGCGCTACGATAGTATCATTACCGTGGATGATGAACAGGCTTTCGCAGTAGTTCTCATCGCCCCAGCTACCGCATGGATAACCATCTGTAAACATAATGAAGCGTTTTGGCTCAATGCCTTCTTCCTTCATAAAGTTATAGCAAGCATCAAAGTCAGTACCGCCACCACCTTTGGGTTCATAATCCGTGATCTCGTCGGCATTGTCGCCTGTAAACTTAACATAGTTATAAACTTCAGTGTCGAAGCAGAACAAGTCTAGTTTAAAGTCTTTGTATTCTTCCATAATGCCCTTAACTTCACCTAAGAAGTCTTGTGCCATTTTGTTGCTAATAGAACCAGACATATCGATTGCCACTGACACATCGATAGTTTCTTCGTTCATCATACCTGGCAACACGGCACCGCAATGTTGGCTCTTACGATTTGGACGTTGGAAACTAAAGTTGCTTTTAATGATACTTTGGATGTTCATACGCAACATTTGACGCCAATCCATTTTGGGTTCAGTAAAGTCAGTAATGTAACGTTGAACGCCGGCAGGAATACGACC